CATTTGATTTTTCTGCAACACAAAATGAACAATGAAAGGATTTATAAAGCTTCACAGGTCGATACTAGACTGGGAATGGTATAAAGACGCAAATACCAAACATTTATTTATTCACTTACTTTTAAATGCATGTTATGATAACTGCAGGTTTATGGGTAAGTCTGTAAAAAGAGGGGAATACATTACCTCTTTAAATAGACTTTCTAATGATCTAAACATACCTGTAAGACAGCTGAGAACTTCACTAAAAAGATTAGTGAAAACTAAAGAAATAGACACGCAAACGACAAACAAGTATACTAAGGTAACTATCTTAAACTATGATAGTTATCAAGTTGATGAGGTAAAAAAGAAGAAACAAGCGACACGCAAACGACAAACAAAAGACACGCAAACGACAGAGATAATTAAGAACATAAGAAATAAAGAAAATAATAAAACAATGATAGAGCAATGTAAGTCTGATAATATGTGGAAAGAAACAACAGCTATGCATTTTTCTTTACCGATATCTAAAATAGATACAGCTCTTGATAAGTTTGAACAGGTTCTTACTATAACTGATGAAAAAAAATCTACAATGCGTGACTTAAAAAGTCATTTTGTAAATTGGATGAGGTACAATTCAAATAAAATTTCTGCAAGTAATGGAGATTACAAGTGGAAATGGAAAGGTCAAGCAATAAAAAGCGGGACTAAAGAACAAATGGAGGTAGATAAAAATAAGTTTGATCAAAAAGGATTTGACTTTGAAATATTATAATTATGATGGAAACAGAATTTGAGATAGATGTATTTAATCAATACAAATTACCAACTAACAAAAAAAAATCAACATGCCCAGTATGTTCTTCTTCAAGAAAGAAGAAGACACAAGAGTGTTTGATGTTAGATTGGAAGCGTGGGTTGGGAACTTGTCAGCACTGTGGAGAGGTTTTACAATTACACACATATAAATTACAGAAAGAAAGCAATTTTATAAATTATACAAAACCTTCACAATCACCTCAACAAAAGACAAGCAATAATGTAATTGGGTGGTTTGAAAAAAGAGGTATATCAGAAAAAACAGTTTTAGACTTAAAAGTTACAAATGGCGAAGAGTTTATGCCACAGGCAGGATCAAAGGTAAATGCAATATTTTTTAATTACTATGTACTTGGTAAATTGATAAACATAAAATATAGAGATGCAAAAAAGAATTTTAAAATGTACAAAGGTGCTCAAAAAACATTTTACAATATTGACTCTATATTAAGCAGAGATGAATGTGTGATTACTGAAGGGGAAATTGATGCTATGTCATATCACGAGTGTGGAGTTAAAAACGCCATAAGCGTACCTAATGGTTTTAACGCGAGTGGTCAAATAAACCTTGACTATTTAACTGATTTTTACTTTTACTTTGAAGATAAGAAAAAAATATACTTAGCTCTAGATGCAGACGAAGCAGGAGAAAATGGTAAAAAGGAATTTATAAGAAGATTTGGTTCTGATAAATGTTATTTAGTAGACTTTAAGGATTGTAAAGATGCAAATGAATATTTAATAAAGTATGGAAAAGAAGCTTTAAAACAAACTATAGATGACTCAGTACCATGTCCGATAGAAAATGTCCTTAGAGCTAACGATATGTCCTCTGACTTGGATTCTTTTTACAAGAATGGAGTAGAGAATGGTTATAAAATTGGATTAAGAAGTTTTGATGGTATATTTTCTACATACACAAAACAATTTACAGTTGTTACAGGATTTCCTTCAAGTGGAAAGTCGGACTTTGTAGATCAAATGTGTGTAGGGTATAACATGATGTATAAATGGAAAATAGCATATGCTTCAACAGAAAACTACCCACAATACTTACACGTAGATAAGCTTGTTAGAAAGTATTATGGAAGAACTCCAGAGTATGAAGACACAAAAGAAGTTGCTTGGAGAAAATGTGTTGACCATGTAAACAACAACTTTTTTTTCATAAACTATGACGATGGATATGACTTAGAAAGAGTGTTGGCTAAAGGAGAGGAGCTTGTAAAAAGAATGGGTATAAGGTGTTTAGTTATAGATCCATACAATAAAGTAAAGGACAAGTCTTCATTGAAATTAGGAATAAATGATTACACTAATGCTTACTTAAATAAAATAGATAATTTTTGTAAAAAAAATGATGTAATTGTAATATTAGTTGCACACCCTACAAAACCACAAACAGATAAAGGAAAGGTTTTTGAGCCAACATTTTATGATGTTAAAGGTGGTGGGGAATTTTACGATATGAGTCCTCATGGTATTTTAGTTCATAGAGATTATGAGCAAGGGACTGTTAAGGTAAAAGTTTTAAAAGTAAAGTTTTCTAATTTAGGTGAAAACCAGGCTGATGTAAATTACTTTTGGAATGTAAACAACGGAAGATACACAGAGATGTTAAATGGAGGTCCAAAATGGGATAATACTAATTGGATATCAACAAAAAAAACACCGTTTCAAAAAAACAAAGAACTAGATATAGAATTTAATAAAATAGAAATATGAAAACATTATTAGCAATATTAGTAACCGCAACTATTTATCACGCGGATCCAAAACAATGTAATGCAGATTACCTAACAACTGCATCAATGAAAAAAATCAATTCACAATCACCTGGATCACACAGATGGATTGCAGTGTCCAGGGATTTAGAAAAACATGGGTTCGTTTTTGGTGCTAAAGTCATGGTAAAAAACGCAGGGAACATGAATGGCGTTTGGACTGTAGAAGATAGAATGAATAAAAGATGGGTTAAAAGAATAGATTTTTTAGTTGATTACAGCATAAAGGGAGGTAAGTGGGAAGATGTAGAAATATCCCTTATTGATGAATAAAGAAATCCATACATACATGGGAATATGTTTTAAGGAAAACATAAAGATATACCCAATAATCTATGATAGAAACAGTTTTAAAATTGAAATAAATTATGATGGTCGTATTAAAACAGGAAAAGAAATATATAATACAACTGATCAAAAAAAAATGCAAAAAAGAATAATAGAATTATATTATGAAATCGGAGATAAAATACAAAGTAGGAAATAAAACTTTTTTATACGACAAGGATCGTGTGAACACATCTTATTTTAAATATTGTGAGATGAGTGATGAAGAGTTTTTAGAAAACATATTAGATATATTGCATTTTGCTGTCTATGTTTGTTTTCTTAAAGATTTAAAAACAAGAGATGTTTTATCTGATGATGGCATCATTCATCAGCTTGTTCATTTAACAAAAAGTAACACAAGAAAGTATGTAGACTTAAAAAAAATTAGAAATAATTTTGAAAAAAACTTGCATATTAAAAATCAAATAGTTACATTTCCTAAAATTTAATTAGGAAATGCTTACACCTTATACTGACAAAGATTTATTTTGGAAAACACAAGACTCTAAATTAGAGATGGTTAACGAGTTTAATAAATCTTTTAATATAAAACAAGAGAACAACCCTTCTTTAGTTTCTAAAGATAAATTTGAATTGAAATTTAACTTAATGCAAGAAGAGTTGATTGAATACAAAGAAGCATGTGAAAACAAAAACTTAGTTGAGGTAGCTGACGCTATTGTTGACATGATGTATGTACTTTATGGATTTATAACACAACACGGATTAAGTAATGTGTTTTATGATCTTTTTGAAGAGGTTCATAAATCAAATATGAGTAAACTAGAAAGAGGAAAGCCATTGTTTAGAAGTGATGGTAAGGTAATTAAAGGGTCAGAGTATTTCAAACCCAACCTTAAAAACATAATTGATGGAGGTAACAAATAAATTAATAGAAAAAGTTTTATCATACAAAACATGGTCTGATAAAAGAAAAATAGATACATTGCTTGAGCATGATTGTTCCATGTACACAAACCTTGGAACAGACTCAACAAAAACAGAAGTGTTGGAAACAAAAAAGAAATCTAGAGCTATTTACAGAGCTATTGGTAAAATTGATAAAAAACAAGGAGAAAGTTATTTATGGCAAATGGATAAGTAGGTGCTAAAACAAAGAGAAACATACCTTATTAAAACTTTTGATAAGTTACACGATAAATTAAACGACGTGTTTGAGGGAGTTTCTGACGGCAATTTTGAAGACTCTAGAAACAGTATTAATTCATTAATATACGACTTAAAAGAGTTGAAAAAAAACACTGAGCCATGAGTAAAAAAAGAGTAAGGTTAAGCAAAGAAGAAGCTATTGCTTTAGGAATGCAAGTAAAGGAAATTGAAAAAGGTAGAAAGACTTTTAGATCCTACATTGACATTGAAGATCAGCAGAAGCTAAACAAAATAAGACACCAGGGAGTTGCTGATTACTGCAAAGAAAGAGGTATTGATTTCAACAGCGTAAGTCAGTACTGGGATAAAACAAAAGAATACTCAGTACAAGTAAGACCCACGATAGTATCTTACAACGATATATCTAGGCAGATAATTGATGAGATGAAGATTTATTCTCCATCATATCCTAAAATAAAAAGAAAGAAAATAAAACAGCCTCATCTGTTAGTTATAGACCCAGCCGATGTTCATATTGGCAAACTATCTACAACTTTTGAAACAGGTGAAGATTATGATTCAGAAATAGCAATACAAAGAGTAAGAGACGGTGTTCAAGGAATACTTGATAAATCCTCTGGATTTGAAATAGATAAGTTTTTATTAATAATAGGTAATGATATATTACATATAGATACTCCTAAAAGGCAAACAACCTCTGGGACACCACAAGACACCGATGGTATGTGGTATGAAAGTTTTTTAAAAGCTAAATCTATATACGTTGAGGTGATAGAAAAATTAATATCTATAGCTGACGTTCATGTAACATACAATCCAAGTAATCATGATTACACTAATGGATTCTTTTTAGCTGACGTTATTACTACTTGGTTTAGGAAATGTAAGAATGTAACATTTGATTCAAGTATAAGTCATAGAAAGTATTTTAAATATGGATTGAACTTAATAGGAACAACGCATGGAGATGGAGCTAAGAATAATGACCTACCTTTACTTATGGCTGTAGAGGCTAAAAAACTTTGGTCACAATCAAAACACAGATATGTTTACACACATCATGTTCATCATAAAAACGCAAAAGATTATGCAGGTGTAACTGTAGAAAGCTTAAGAAGTCCTTCTGGAACAGATAGTTGGCATCATAGAAATGGATATCAACATGCTCCAAAGGCAATAGAAGGATTCTTGCATCATCCAGAATTTGGTCAAATAGCAAGATTAACACATATATTTTAATGGAAGAGTGGTCTTTATTATCGTTTACATTTAGGTGGCCTCACCAGGGAATAATAGTTGGTTATGAATTATTAAATCCTAGTGAAGAGGCTGATTACAGTACAGTAAGACTACATATTCTTTTAATTAGTATAAACTATGATTTTGGCTATGGAGAACCACCTTATTAAGTAAAAAATACTTATATTTGTATATCTCCCGTAATGGTTTAATTACTGTTATGTTTTGTTTTCAAAAAAACCCTCAAAATCTTGGGGGTTTTTTAATTACATTTGTTATATGGAAGGAAGAGAAAAAGTTTTTATAAATAAAGAACCTTCAGATGATCACTTAGAATATATAAAAGATCTTTTAGAAGATGTGGATATTAAAGATTATTTGATTGACTCTTTTATTTATATCAATATAAATGATAAAAATGGTGTTGATGTTTTAGCTTTTAAAGATAAGCATGTTTTTAATGTTTCAGAAGATTTAAATGTAGGTCATAAAATGGCAATCGAATACATAATTAGAAAAGACGAAATATCTCAAAAGTTTCAAGAAATATGTTATTGGCAAGGAATAAATAACATTAAAAAATTTGTGATTGTTGTTAGCGAAAATTTAAGGCTTAAGAAAAAAACAAAACAATATGCTAAAGATCCTGTATATTCTAAATCATATATGGAAGCTATTGTTCATTTATTAAGCAAAGGTTTCGAAGATTATTTATACTTAGAAGATGTAGATGAGGAGATTTAAAAAAGGAAAACAAATAACAAGGTCAAAAAAAGTTAAGATTGATGGTATTCAGTTTCAGTCAAAGCTCGAGTCTCATATGTATTTATTGTTAAAAGCAAACAAAATAGACAATGGATATGAGTCAACTAAATTCACAATCATTGATGGATTTGTTTTCGACGCAGACTCTTACGAAAAAACACCAGCAAAAAAATACTTACACGATAGGGGTAATAAAAAAGTGTTACCAATAACTTACACTCCAGATTTTGTTGACACTCAAAACCCTCCAAGATATATTATAGAGTGTAAAGGAAACCCTAACGAAAGATTTCCTATGGTCTGGAAGCTATTTAAAAGGTATTTACACTTAAAAAATATAAAAGCTGATCTATTTGTTCCAAGAAATCAAAAAGATTGCCAAGAAGTCATTAAAATAATACAAGAAAAATATTATTAATTCTCCTCTTGTAAAGGACCTTGCATTCCCATTATTCTTTGCATGTATGGATCTGGCTTAGATTGAGTAAAATACTTTTCTATTGTTCTTTCTAATCTGTCTGCATATTTATCCAAATCAGCTCTTGGAGCAATTGGATTCATTATAGCATGACATCTTAATTGAAATGAGTTGGCTAGTTTTTGTCTCATTTCATCATTAGGAGCTGTTAAATAAACTTCTTTGTTTTTATAATCTCCTTGATTTATAGTAAAAGTTCCGTTTTTTCTTAGTTTTATTGCGTCTGAAAACCTTGTAACTGTTTCGACACCTATACCTATCATACCTGCTTTACTTAGGGCTAAATCAAGATAACTATCAACATCCATTGGCTCTGATGTAAGAGATCTACTACTAAATTCTCTAGCTATATCTTCTCCATATACGTGATTTACACCCCAAGCCATCATGTCATTCATAAAACCTAGTTGAGGTGCAGGATTTAAAGTTTGTATAGCATCTTGGATTGTAGACCCTATAACTGGATAACTTTTACCAGTACTAAACTTATTATCATAATTCATAGCATATTGCTCAAAGCCTTTTACGACATCATTCATTTCTCTAAATCCAGACAAAGCAGATAAAGCTGCATTTCTTTCTTCTAAAGTTTTTGACCCTGCAACAGAAGCTTCTAATGAATTAAGGTCATCAATATCTGACTTAATAGGTAGTCGTTTTGATATATCTCCTTCAATTCCTCCAAATTCAAAAACATCATCTTCATCCATTCCTAAAGATAATAGTCCAGATAACCCTTTTAATGTAGCTAAACTTCCAGCATATTTAATAGCGTTAAACGAAATAATTTCATTGAACTTACCTTGCATATAATTTCTAGCATCTCG